CATTTTTAAATTTACAATTTAAGTTATTAATTATTTAATACCAGCTAATTTTTGCCATCTACTCACTTGTGGATCTACATCCATAATTGGAGTTTTAGTTGTTGGCGCAATACCAGCGGCTTTAGAAGCAGAACCTAAGTTTTCTCTTACTACTGTTTTGGTTTCTTTAACCTCTCCAGATAATGTTTCGAAAATTAGTTTTACTTCTTTCACATTTGATGCTTTATCAAATGCTTCTAAAACTTTAACCTTTTGAGACTCTTTCAAGTTTTTAGCTCTAAAGATTTTATTAGAATAAAGAAGTTTAGCGTTTAAAAGATTAACTTCGTGAAGTTCAGCTCTTAGAGCATTTACTTCTTCCATCATATCTTCTTCTTCAGCTTCAGCAACACCTGAACCAGGAGTTTTAGTAGTAGCTTGACCACCACCAGCCATTGAGCCTGCAGTTGCACCGCCAGCCATAGCTAAGAAATCCTTTAAAGACATTTTCTTACCATCAACAGTAATTAGTTTACCTAATACCTCTGGATCATTATAGATAGCTTTAAGNTTATCCATCATGCCTTCGTCCATATCTTCTTTTTCTTCGTTAACGATTTCGTCAACTTCTTCTTTTTCACCTTCCATAGTAAGCTCTACTTCTTCGTCAGCTTCGATCTCTAGTTCTTCTTCTGAATCCTCTTCGTCTTCAGCTTCGAACTCTTCACCTGCTTCTAATTCACCAGTCTTTACCATGTCAGCAATTACATCCTCGATAAAAGATTTAAGATCATCTTCAGACATTTCTTCTAGGTCGATTTCTTCGTCTTCGTCTTCGTCTTCGCCTTCGATTTCTTCTTCAGCGTCTACTTCAACTTCATCTTCCTCAGCTTCGTCAATGGTTTCATCCATTTCTTCAACTTCTTTAACATCTTCTTTGTCTTCACCTTCTTCGAGTTCAGCTAAAATTTCATCAAGGTCTAATTTTTCGTCCATATCTTTAGCTTCGTCAATTTCTTCCTTAGCTTCTGTTACTTCTTCTTCTTTAGCCTCTTCAATTTGAGCTTCGTCCATTTTCTCGTCGTAACCTTCTTCCATGTCCTCTTTTTCCATTTCTTCCAGCTTAGCTGATAGCATAGAACGGAGTTGTGGGGCGAAAGTTTCTTCGAGAGCTACTTTAGCATTTGCGATTGCAGTTTCTTTAATAGTTTTTGCATCAGCAATTGCTTCTTTAAGCAAATCTCTGTTTGACATAATACCACAAAATTGTTTTGGGGAGTACGGTTATTAGGAACCGTAATAGAATTAATATAAATGAAACACCATATAAAAGATGGTGTATTACAGCGATACATATATAAGGAGATATAAAAATAAAAAAAAACCCACAAACTTTTCTTTCGATATGCTTGTGGGTTTAATCTTTTGCCTAAGGTAGCAGGCTTCTTAAATATTAATCAAGATAGCAAGTGCATGTATTTGCGCATAATATCTCGTTAATTAAACTATTTACGTCTCTATATGGGTCCGTATGAACCTCAACACCTTCTTTAATTACCGACATATAAGAACCGGGATTGGAGGGTGTTGAAACAAAGTCCCAACATAATAATTCAAAGTCATCTTGTACCTCTAATACACCATTTCTATCTTCTAATGAACCCATCCCACGAGAGGAAACACCTACAGTAATATTGTTTTCAATTAATGCTTTTAAGATGTTACCTGATGGGGTAGGTAGTATTTCAATTTTACCATGCACTTCATCTCCGTCCCACCACATTTCAGTAATATTATGTGAAACGTTTTTGAGATTGATTATTGATGATTCTGGGTGGTCTAACTCACCTAATGCTCTGTTTTCTTTTACAGACTGCATGTATTTATCAATTTCTCTATCCCAAAGTTCTTTAGGGTAATAACGACCATTACCGTTTTTAACTTCAGCAGTCGCTAGTATACCCTCAACCATAGGATTACCCCTATCGGACATTTTACCTTCTGATAACAGGGTGCCCTTTGGCTTAAATAATTGAGTCTCTACTAGTACTTTTTTCATTAGTCCTCGTATTCTTCAGATACTTCTACTTCGTCAACAATCTCTTGCTTAACGTATTTTTTACCACACATTTTTTCATACACTTTTTCCATCTTGACTCTACGTTTTTCTAGATCCTTGATTTCTTTTTGCATGGCTTTGATTTTTTTCTTATCTGCTAATTCTGATAAGTCATCATCTTCGTTAACCATTTCTACTCTTTGTGTTTTAGAAGCAATTAGTTCTTCTAAAGCATCCATTTGGGCTTCCATTGTTACAGCTTTACCTTCTTTTTCGATTTCAGCTAATTTAGAATCAATAGATTCTTTTTTAACTTTTTTCTTAGCTTTAGCTTTTTCTATTTTTTCGCCTTTTTCAACTCCAGCTCCGAATGCATCTTCTTCGCCTTTATCTTTAGCGTCTACATCTTTTGAACCCTTGTCGTCGCGTTGGAATTCAGAATATGATTCAATTAAAGATTCAGCTATCATATCAACTAGTGAAATGTTACCTTCCTTTAATTTTACTTCCTCCATTTCATCTGATTTAGATGATTTTAAAGCAACAGCCTCATCTGTATAGCCAATACCTTTAACTCCAAACGCAGCATTTTTAACATAGTGGCTTCTATCTTTAGATAGATTTTTAGCTACTATTTCTTTTAACTCTTCAATTGTTTTATCCTCGTTTTTAGGATCTTTCATTTCAGCATAGTATCCTTTTAGGAACTGCTCACCGAATAAGTTGTCAATGTTTTTAGTATCAGTATAGTCGAATGCTTCTTCTTGTACTTCTTCTACTTCTTTAGAAGTTTTCTTTTCTTCAACTTTTACTTCTTCAGCTAAAAAGTTAGCAAACGCTGTTTCATATGAAGTTTTAGTAGATTCAATTTTAGTAATAGGTTCAAACCCAACAAAATTTTCTGAAATGATAGATCTTTGTTTTAATATTTTAACCGCTTCATCTTTAGTAGCGTGGTTAGTTACTAGTTCAGGAAATAATCTTCTAGCAGACTTTAAAAATACGTCAGCGTGACCTTTACCTTCCTTTAATAAATTGTATTGTTCTTGTAGTGTTTTCATGATAATAAATATTATGAATTATTTGCTCCTGTTCCTCTTAGTCTAAGAGTAGTAGCTGTTATTGCATTTGTTGGTACAAAAGTTAAGTTTCCACCTCCTGGGGCAACAACTACTCCTGCTTTAAAATTACTTTGTACTAATGAAGATAACCCACTTCCTAAAGTATATGTTCCCTCACAATTTTTAGGTGATGTAGAATCATAAGCTCCATTATTGTTAGGTACAGTCTCTAATACAAAATATGATAAACCTGGTAATGGGTTATCAATAATGTAAGTAGTAGAAACTCCGGCCCCTATATCAGCTGGTTGTAATTCAATACTTTGTGTTACAGATACATTATAATTTGCCATTATTCTTCGTTTTGAGAAAACATTTTAATCATATCTTCAATATAGTCTTCAGCTAAATCTGTTGAATATACTACAGAATATGATGTTGGGTTTTCTTTATAAAATTGTTCAGTTTCAACCCTAGCATCATCTACTAATGCTTTAAATTGAGCTAATTTATCCGATATAGTATCAAAAGCACGAAGGCGTTCCTGCTGGAACGCTTTGTTACTTGGTTTATCTTGCTCTTTTAACTTAAATCGGTACATTATTTTTCAAATAATTGTTTTACCTCTATACCCTTAGCTTTTTTACGTAATTCCTTTTTATTAACAGGTTTATACCCTAGTTTATAATAGTAATTAACTGGTTTTTTACCAAAAGCATATTTTGTATCATACGAACCAGCCGCACCTGAAGTAGATATTTCATCTACTCCTTTCATTTTAGCATACTCTTGAGGGTATTCGTTTCTAAGGTAAGTTCTTAGTTGGTTTCTTAATTTACGAACGTCGTTATAATAGTCTTTAAAGAATGGATCGTTTGTTTTTTGGGCTACACCTTTAGCATCATCTAATAATTGAGATACTTCTTTATATAATTCGTCAAAATTAGCTGTGTATTCTACAGACCAAGTCATTTGACCCGTTTCCGGATCAACATTGGTTAAATCTGTTTTAAATCCTCTTTCTTCAGCCATTTGCTTTTTTAATTTCTTCAATTAAAGAAACGTATTGCATTAAATTAATAATATCATCACCTTTTACAGGTGCTTTCTTGTCTAACTCAACTAATAACGAAGCAACTTCATTTAATTTAATTTGGGTTACTTGATTAGAAACAGATTCATTTAATTCTGTTAATGTAGACTTGAATTCGTTAATCTTTGTATTGTAGAAATTCTTAAGCGTAGCTGTTGAATCAACTGAATTAATAAATTCTTTTAAGATTTCTTTTTGAGATGGGTATAGTGATTCATACTTACCATTAAACTTTTCTAATAATACTTTATAGGTAAGAATTCTAATATCTTTATCATACCCCTTAAATTCTTGGATTACATCCTCTTTAACCTTAGATTCTAAGATTGGGGATGTTGAAAGGTATTCTAATAAGTTTACTTTATTAGTAACTATTTGATCTGTATTAACTATCCCCTTAAGATTTTCGGACTCAACCAAAGTGTAAAAAGCCGCGTATGCTTTATAATGGGGGATTTTATGGGAGAAAAATTCTTGAGCATTATAAGATTCTTTAATCTCTTTGATTAAGTTATATCTTTCTCTCTTTAATAGTGTTCTATTTAATTTTTTAGATGATTCTAAAAGTGTTTGAACTAATAAGTTTGCTCTTGATTCTACTAATTGAGTGTTTTTTGTAAGGGACTCATACAACTTCAATTCCTTATTTAATTCCCCTTTACTAAAATATCGTTTAATAATATTTAGGGCGGATGAATCTGTTGAGTTAAGGGTATCGGCCGTTACTTGGCGAACAAGTAATTCAAAAAGGATACCAGTATTTTTAAACTTTGAATGTTTAATTTCCATTCTCAAATTGTTTAATTATAAATATATGAGGATATATTACTCTTTAATTCTTGATTCATCTAATAGTGATTCTTTACGTTTATCCACGGTATATACTAAATCTTTACCTAAGGATTCAATTAATTGTTTATTTTTAGCGTAAACCGTTTTGGCATTTTCTAAATTTAAACCATTATTATTGGGTGAATCGTTATAATCATTTTTCATCCCCGCAGACCCTAATCTGTCTTTACCAAAATTATCAGCTTGAGAGTTTCGGCTTGTTGGTTTTTCTTGAGGTCTACCTAAATCTGATTTTTCATTATACCCATCAGGTACATTTCCAGGATCAGATTCCATTCTTCCTTGACCATATAATGAAGCTAAATCGTGTGGTGTTCCATATGATTTACCAGTCTCTAATGGATCATTACCCTCGGCAGCTATTTGATCTCTTCTAAATGCACGTTTTTGATCCTGTACAATTAGATCTCTATACTCATCATACTGGTCTTCACTAAAGTGGAACACATTATCGTAAATCCAATCTGTAGGTAATAATTTCGATTCCATAATAGAATTAGCTAAATCTACTTTTTGAGTCATTAGCGCAATTCTCTCTTGATCATATATGATTGAAGGTGTTGTTAATGATAGTTCAAAGTTTACTAGTTGTTCATCTTTATACCCCTGAGCATATAAATGGACTAATGCTATCTTGTATAGTTCAGAAACTATGATTCTTTGAATGCGTTCAATTGTACGAGCAAATCTAACATCTTGAGCAGCTAATGTAGCTTTACCTTCAGTGTTTTCGTCGTAACCCATAAATGCTTTAGGCACTTTAAGGGCAGCAAATAATTTCTCTCTTAAATATTCTACATCCTGAATACCATCATATTGTAATCCTGGTGTTGTATCAATTTTAGTTGATGTATCATTACCTCTAACTGGGATGTAGAAGTCTTCAAGCATGTTTTGGACATTGTACTTAAGATCATACTCCCCATTTTTATCCATATGTGGGGTACGTTTCATTGTAGAAATTGTTTTCTGCATGAAATTTTCTACCTCATTAGGTGGGATACCACCTACATTCATATAGAAGATACGTTTTTCAGGGGCACGAACAATTCTATGAATCAACATCGCGTCTTCCATTAACGTATATTGTTTAAATAGTTTACGACCTGGTTCGATATAAGAACGTCCGTAAGGTAAGTAATTTAGATCTGATAGTAATCTAAAGTGGGCTACCTCATAATTATCAAACACAATTTCGTTTTGAGTTTGTTGGTTTGGTGTGTAGTACATTCCTGAGCTTCCACCAAAATATCCTTCAGGATTGTATGTAAAAATTACTTTTGTTGGGTGTTCAGGGTCAAAGTTTTCCTTACGCTCAATATGGTAAGCAGAATAAGGGATAACATTATATACACCAAACTTTTCTGATATTTCTAATTTTAAGAAAAAATCACCATATTTACACATTTGTCTAACCCATGACCATAGGTTAAACTCGACATTTAAAACATCGTAAAATAGGTTATATAGAATTTTTTGGATATCATCATCTGAAGAACGGATAGATAATACCTCACCCATATCATTCTTTAATGAGCTTTCATCAGCTATAATGTCTAGAGCAGAAGCAATAATGGCATCAGTATCCATAGCATCATAATCCGAATATAATTGGGTTCTTAAATATTGGTAATTTAAGTTAAATTGTTGACCATGAAGAGATGTTGAATTAGGGTTTTGATAAATACCCTTAAACCTATTCATTAAGGCATTTGTTTCGTACTCACCGGAGGTTTGGATTCTATCAGCATCAATTACTTTTAATTGATCGCCTCCTTGATTTCTAATTACAACATCAGTTGAAAATAGACGTTGTAGTCTTGTAAATAGTGATTTATCTGCCATGAGGTATGCTTATATCGTATAAATATGTTAAAGGAGCCAACTAATGTCTTCCTGACGGCCCCCAATATCTTGCTTATATGGGTTGTTTACTGATTGATTTACGTTATATACTCCTTGATATGTGGTTTTATTTGTTGAAATACTATTTAAAGATGCCTTAGTTAAATCTATACCCTGTTGTCTAAATTTAAAAGCTGTGTCACGCATAAACATGGCAATAGAGAATGACATAACTAAATCATCATTATACCCTTGTTGAGCCTCTGCTTTACCATTCTTCCAAACAAACACTTTCATTTCACCTATTAATCTTTTAGATTGTATTGTAACCCCTTTATCACTAATATACTCTTGGAACTTCCCTATAGCCATAGGTCTAGTTCTTGAAGACATTGTAAACCCAGCGGTCATTTTACTCGTATCCATATATTGGTCAAAATACGAATCAGATGTTATATTTCCACTTTTAGGTGAGTAATAAAGATTAGGATAGTTTCTATCTAATAATACCTGGAGAGTTGCCCATCCTATGTTGGCATTTTCAACTACAAGCAAAGCATTATTATATTCAGTAGCTATACCAAACAATAAATGACCATATTCCTTAGTACCAATTTGACCCTTATATTCACCTACCTGGGTATTATTTTCGATATCAATAATATGGAATGCAGAATAATCTTTTCCATCTCCACGAGCTACATCTGCTACTACCATATAAGTTCTAGAATAGTCCGCAGGTTCCCAAATCCATAAATTTTGATCAGCCCCACGTTTTTCTAAAGGATCTTTAATGTAGGTTGATTCATAGAATTCAACATATTCATTATAGAATACAGTATCACCTGAGGTACTAAAATCACAGTCACATTCCTGTGCTGCTAATCTAGGGTCACCTAAAAGTTCATCTTGTCTATCACGCCAAGTTTGATCCCTTTCTGGGTGGACAAACCATGGGAGTCTAATGGGTAAGAAATCGTTTTCTCCTGCTTCTGCTTTAACCCATGTTTGGTGAAACCAATTACCGGTACCATATGGAGTTGAAAGTACAATTGCACCCCCACCAGTTGCTAGTGTTTGTTGAGCTGAGGCCCACGTTTCGGCAATATTATCAATAAAAGCAGCCTCATCTATTATCAGTAATGATACAGCTTCTGATCTAGCTGCATCAGCATTAGAAGATTTAGCTTGTATTTTAGAACCATTTATTAATCTTAAAGATAATTTATTGTTTTCAGCTGATTCTAAACGAAGCCATGAAGGTAAATTATTCCACATGAACTCTACTTTAGTAACTAAGTTACGAGCTGTTGCTTGTGTAGTTGCTAATGCCAAAACGTTCTTATCTTTATGGAATGTCATTAACCATAAAGAATAACCTGCGGCTAGGGTTGATATACCTAACTGTCTAGATTTTAAAATTGTTGTATAGTCGTGATTTTGAAATAAGTTTAATACCTTTTCTTGAAAAGGGTAGAGCGCAAACTGTATTCTACCACGTTGTGGGTGTTGAATAAAACAATACTTTTTCATAAAATGTACCGGATCTTGGGCACATTTAATGTATTCTTGTCTTATTACTTTCTTTAAATCTTGACTCATTTACCTATCTTCCAATACAGACGGCCTGTAAAGATAGGTTGGAAATTTTGATCAACTCCTACCCCAAAACCGTATGCGTTTCTTTTTTTACTAACGTACATTAATTCGCCGTTAATACTTTGTATTTGTTCTTGATTACCACTTACCGCAACGCCCCAAAATAACTCGCGTTTGTAGAGGTAAGTAGTATTAGTAACTGTAGTTGTTGGGATGAATATGTTGGATTGAACATCTCGTTTTGATATTAAATTACGAGTAACCGTATCATTTATCACTATGAATCCAAGGCTATCAACCTTAATAGTATCAGTGTAAAAATACTTAGCATAATAATCTTTTAGAATGCTTATAGTATCAATTGGCGCCTGAAATGTGTCAATATTAACTACTGTCTTTCTAATGTATTTAGGAACATATTCTTTTGTTGCAACCTTTAGTGTATCCCACCTAGTTACCACTTCCGTAATGGTTTGTGGTTCTACAGGAGGTGTAGAAGAGCAGCTATTTTGATAAAACAAAAGAACTGCTAGTACTACAACTAATAAAGTTTGTATATTTTTAAAGTAACTTTTCAAGTTCTTTTTCTAGTTTTTTCTTAGATACTGTTAAAGTCTTAAGTTGATCTTTTAAATCTTCTTTTTCTTTACCTTCTGCTTTTTTATAATCAGCTACAACATCTTTCATTATTGAAATAACTTTAGCTAACTCTTCTTTTGTTTTAGCTAAAGACTTAGTTTTTGCTAAATCAGCTTTAGTTGGTTCAGTATCTTCATCTTCAGAAAGTTCCTTAGATAAAGCAACTGTCTTTTCTAATTCTTTGTTTAAATCAGCTTGTGCATCTACTTCTTCAGGAGTTGCTTCTGAAAGCAATTCAACGATAGTTTCTTTAATGTATTCCGATAATTCTGAGCGTCTCATTGTATAATATGTTTTATTATAAATATTATAAGGAAATTACCTCTAGCATTTGTTCAATACGCTCTTCAGTGCTACCCTCAAGTACGCCATAGTTTTTAATGCGATGATGTTGTTGACTTAAAATATGACGAATGATAATATCAATCTCATCTCTATAGTCCGCATTAGTTTCTCTAATACCATTATCTTCAATCTCTACCCCTTCAGGTGAAACATAGAAAATATAATCGTATTCTTTAATCAAACGAATAGCATAAGCATAAAATGCTTCTTTATCAGGCCAATCCATTGATTTAGAAGCTTGAGCAAAAGCCATTACATCAATAATAGTACGATCTGTAATAATGTTATCGATTAATAATTCGCTTGCTCGCTCAGCCATAAAAACCGTTTGACCCAAAAATGTTGAATCAGTATTCAATGGAATGCCCATTGCCATTAGTTCTTTAGAACGTTCTGTTCTAGTAATGTAATCCTTAAATTCGTCTCGCTTCTTAAGAGCATTAACAAGTGTGGTTTTACCCACACTCATTGTACCACATAAACCTATTTTCATATTAGTTTCTGTAATCAGTTAGCAATGCTTTCATTGATTGGTTTTTATACCAAGGTAAGCCTTCACGCTCCTGCATGATTTCGTTATAAACTTCTTCATTGTATTGGATACCATTTAAGTAAAATGATTTAACCATTTCACTTTTACTATCATAGGGTTCAATTGCAGGTCCATCCCATCTATGAAATTTCCAGTTTTCTTCACCTACATATTTTGCTAGATGGATGATTGCACCTCGAGAATTAATCTCTTTGTACTCATATAATTTGTTTTTCTTAGCCATAACTTATTTTAATTTATTAAATATACGAAATTTAGAAATGTTCTACAAATTCAGGGAATTCATTTGGGAAATGTGATTCTAAGATATAATCTGTAACATAAATACCTTGTGCACCTGAAACTGTAATACCACGAGCTGATAAAGCATCACCTACAAAGTGAACGTTATCGTAATCTACTAATGATAAATCACTGTAATTTACTAATGGTTCAGGTGATAGATACTTAACTTCAGGAATATAAACACCCCAATCATCACCTAATGTTGGGAATACTTTTTTCATGTCTTCGATAAAATCATCAATGTATGAATAGTAACCTTGGAATGCGTCTCTTACTTCATCCATTTGATCAATAGTAACAGCACTTACATCCTCACCTTCAGATGTAGTGGATGGAGTACGTGTTGGACTATAATACAAACCAGTACCATCTTTATTTACTTTAGATACTAAATCTCTAGACCATTTAAATGGTTCTTCGATACCATTGACTTCCATCAAGATACCAAAATTGGTCATATCGTTTCTGTACTTTTCGTCTTTTTTGGCGTGTCCGTTGTACGAATGATCTCCATACGTTTGCTCAACGGCAACATAAGCTGCGTTGTTGTTAGTACAGAAAGAGCGTAGTGATACTCCTTTGTCTTCGAATTTACGATATAGTTTGAAGTCATAGCTAACGTCAATTAGTTTTTGAAAGTGTTTTTGTGGTGCTTCAAATCGCACCCCAATTTGTACTGGTTTAGGTTCAGTAGGTAGTTTATAATCATCTGCTAGTTGTTTACCAAAATCAATACCTGATTTACCAACTGCAAACATTAAGCGATCATAACTGATAGGCCAATTCTTAGGATTGATAAATGTTTCTTCCTCTCCTATAAATAATTCTTGAGCATCAAAATCAATTGAAGTTACTTTAGTCTCCCAAATAAACTCAACACCATTATCAACTAAAAAATCGTACCAATTTTTACCAATCTCGTGTAGGTAATCGGTACCAACATGCCATACAGGGAACAAACGCAAACCAAAATATGGTTTAATAAAATCAGGTTCTGCTATTGGATTTGAACATTGTACTTCCTCTGGTTTAGGATGAAAACGTTTAAAGTTGTTGATTACTTCATCGAATAATTCCATTGCTTTCTCTTCACCACAATACTTAGACATATGTCCCCCAATTGCGGTGTGGTAAGTTAATTTACCATCTGACCAACCACCAGCACCAAGGAAGCCTGTCATTACCTCCGAATATGGTCTGCGGTATGGGTCTTTACCCATATCAATGATTGTGATATTTTCTCCAGGATAGCCGTTGTCTACTAACTTAGTTGCAGCATTAACACCTGCTACACCAGCGCCTACGATTACTAGTTTTTCTGCCATTTACTTTTATTTTTAACCCTTAAATATACGAAAGATATTTTAGGAATCCAAGTTGTGGGGCCACAGCTCCCATAAAAAATGAATTAGAATCGACTGGCTATGAATCAGTCTAGATGTATCTTGAGTGTTAATTTACCAGTGCCTTTTACAACGCGGTGCCACTCGTGACGTTTGATAAATATACGACTATTTAGTGAGGTAGGCAAACTATCCTCTAATTGAATTGCCCAGTCTGTTTCTCCTAAAATCTCGATTGTTCGGTCTTGATCATCTCGATGCCACATTAGCTCGATTGGGTCAATATCGTCTCCGAATTCACGAATAATGTATTTGTCTGTAATCTCTAAGTCGGTGTATGGTTTACCAGAACCCTCCGAAGTTTGATTTGAGTCCGAGTAATTTTGCATAACGTGGTAGACGGCAAGACCAATATCCTGCTTTTGTTTTATCCTTTTTTGTTGAGCATTTGTGTCTCGCTGCGAATGCGTTACGTGCTTCTTTATCGTTGATTTTAGCTCTTAAACCACCTGAACCAAAACGTACTGTTTTTACTTTTTTGGTTTTAGGGTCTTTAACATAAACCTTATATGCTTTACCTCCTGATGAGTCGCGCATTGGTTTATTTAATTTTTTAGTATTTTTCTTAGCTTTCTTTTTAGCCTCATCAATCTCACCTTCAGTTAATTCGATAGGAAAGTCTAATGGTACTTTTTTACCCTCAACCATACCGAAATGGCCTAAATCTGTTTCGAGTAGCACTTCTAAATCATCTCCTTGTACCTCAAGAATATTACGTGCGTATAAAGCGCGGGCTTCAGCCCATAATTCGAAATATTTTTGTGACCCCGCGCGGTACACGTGCTCGGTAAGAGGTCGTGCGTTATCCATGTGATACTTAAGTCCCTCAGATAAAATTTCTTTAGGGGCTAAGTTTTCATTTATTAACACAGGTTTTTTAGGGCTACATCCCCCACATCCACAATCACACATAATTAAAAGTTATAAGACCATCTTGGTAAGCCATCTTTAAAATAAATTTTAATTTCTTTACCAAGCATATCAATTAATTTATCGGTTGAAACCCTTTTATATGATTTTTTAATGTCATTTAAAAAGAATACTTCCTGGAATCCTTCTGTTTGGGTATAGAGTTTAACTACTTCTTTAGCCATGTCAAGCTCTAATTTCTGCCAATCTAGACCAGCACCACTTGTATAATTAGATACTTTAATTTTTGAAAAATCTAAACCAGGGTAAGATTCTTTAAGTACTTTATCAATAATTACTTCAAGATCATCTGCTAATTCAGGTTCTTCTTTTAATACTTTTTCATATACTAACCCAATACGATTAAATGGTCTTTTACCTCTTAAATCAGCAAATGAGATATCGTTTTCTAACTTAGGGTTAATGTTTTTTTCAATAAGTTGGTATACAGTCTCCATTGTGTTAACACTAAATTGAGCTTTTTGACCCATAGGAACCGCACCCTTATTTTTTACTTCTACTTCTTTACCACCAGCTTCAATATCACCACCACTTACAGCGTCTTTAACATCTCCAAGCATAATAGAAAGTAGGATTTCACCTTTACCAGTTGAAACTCTACCAATTGATGGTTCTAATGCAGTAATAAAATCAACTAAGTCTTTAGATACAAAATTGAATTTTTCTACTAGGTTACCGGATTCACCTAAATATGAATAATCTTTCATATTATTTAGGTATTCAGCATACGCTGGGGCGTCACCTGTAGCTATCATTTTATTATAGACGGGTTCTGCTACTTTGGCAGGACCTTTACCTTTGGAAGAAATATAATCAATAATTTCTTTCTTATACTTAATACTGGAGACTGTGGATAAGATTTTTTGGAGTTGTTCAGGAGAAAAATCTTCATCCTGTAAAACTTTAATTATTTCATCCTTAGTTACAACCCCATCAGCTTGTTCTTCTTCTTTAATCAAAGGATTAATCATCTCCATTAACATTTCCATGTCTTTGGGATTATTAACATCAGGGTAACCTTTATCAAATTTATAAGCTACTCTGTTGATATATCTTTCTAGTACATCCATTATTCTTCGTCGGTTTCTTCAGTTTCAACATCTACCGAAATATCCTCTGAACCTTCAACATCAGCTGTATCTAAATCTTCAGCTTGGGACCCATATCTTAAGATACGAGCAATAGCATTTGTAGCATTTTGCTATTCATTTAAATTTAGCAAATAGTACTTTTTACCCTCTACCTCAGCAATCCAACTTCTATCAGTGTAAACTAAATAAAAAGATTGACCATTCAAAAGGTTAATTCTAAATGTTGTAGGTTTAGGAGCAACCCAATCAATAGCATCTATAAATTTAGCATAATCATGACCCAATAAGTCTACAATTATAGCTTTAAGTTCTGGGAACTTGGTGAGCTCATCATACTCAACAGCCGTTACTTCTGCTTTTTTAACTGCAGAGTAAGCTGTTGGGGCTAGAGCTTTAATTTTATCTCTTAGTTCCTGTTTAGTCATTATTTAGACTTTAATTGTTTTGCTAATTTTTCTGCTATAGATAATTCTTTAGGAATTTCCATTTCAATATCATCAACAACATCAACTTCCATTTCAGGGGCGATATCATCCATTTTATCTACAACAGCATCTATCGATGGTTCTTTGACTTCAAAATCTAAGTAGTGTTTAGCACCTACTAAAGCATCTTTTGATTTAATGATTTTTGATTGCCACCAATGGGGGAAATCTACTTCTTCAGATCCTTCTTCAAAACGATCTACCATTTGGTAAAGCTCCATAGCGTATTTTCCAATACGGTATAGGTCAGCTTTTAGCATGTGTGGTTCGTTATCTTCGTGACCTAAATCTAGATCTTCATTTAAATCTTCATCTTCGTATGAGTCTTCATCAGCTTCGATTTCTTCTACTATTGTAACTAATGTAGTATCATATGGGTTAGAACTTTCTACAAAGTCAAATGCACCATAAGCTTCACCTTGAGCTGAATATGATGGGAAGTAGGCTTCAATAATGTTTCTTGCTTCTTCACCTAAAGCTGATGCTTGGTTTATGATACCTTTTAACTCATCTAAACCAGCTTCTTTACTTTCAGTAACTACAGATTTTTTTTCATCAATTGGCTCCATCATTTTAGAAGCCATAGCCATAAATTCTGGGTGGTATTGTCTAGCGTATCCTTGAGCTGCAGACATGATTAAACCATCTCTATCTGTTTGGTATTCATCCCAATCGTCCCAATAAAAATCAACTGCATCTTCAGCAGCATATATAATTTGGGATAAACCAGGGAATTCTTTAGGTTCACCTAGATCTCTATGAATAGATTGGTTCATGATTGATTGATCTGAACTACCCCATTCTTTAACCATTGATTTTTCGATAGCAGCACCACGTTTTTCCTCGTAGTCTGAAAGTTTGCCGTCTTTATTTAAGTCGGCTTTTTTAGGGTTTTGAAGAGCATCTTTTACTAGCTCCTTGATTTTATCTTGATCCATTGCTTCTGCTTTCTTTTTTGCTAAATTGGTAGCGCGACCGTACATTACTTTTTCTGCATCCTTACCATAACGTTTAACAAGCTGACGTTTGTTTTTCTTCATATCTTTAATGATATCTTCACGCTTGTCAAGCTCTGATTTAGTAAGTTTGCGTTCGTTAAGCATGTTTTACTTTTTATCTTCAGCAACTGATGCTTTACGATATTCAGTTACGAGTTTTTTAATCTCACCTAACGCTTTACGAGCACGTCCGTGTGCTGCTTTTGATTTACCTTCATGTTCAGTTGCGAAAGTTTCGTATAATGCGTCTAGTTGTTCTTTTAATTCTTGAGTGTTCATAATTTTTATTTTTATAGATTTTATTTAATACCTGCAATTTTTTGCATTCTTGTAATTTCTTCTAAACCTAATTCAGCTTCTTCTTTAGTTTCGTCTCTATTAACATCTAATTCTAAATCAGCTTCTTTAACTACGTGTTGACGAGTGAAGAATGTTAAAGTATTACCAATTTGGTCTTCTAACTTCTCATCACCTAATTGACGTGCTGCTGCTAAAGCTGCTTCTAAGTTATCTTGAACGTCACCTACTGTACCACCTAAATCAGTGTCAGCATCTTGTTTTACGTCAATTCCTTCAGCATCTGAGTCCATATCCACATCCATATCTACATCAACATCTACTTCTTCTTCAGTATCGATTTCAACGTCTTCGACGTCATCTTCTTCTGCTTCGTATACTGTAGTTTCTTCAAATGAAGTTTCAGCTAACATAGCTGCTTTGATCATTTCCTTTAGTTCTGATTTTTTCATTTTATTTGATTTTGGGGCTTCACCTTCTTCGTCTTTAGCTTCGTCTAAAGCATAATCCCTCATGATGGCACTTAAATATAATTTAGCATCATCAGTAGACATAGCTTTAACTATTGCCTTTTTAAATTCTATCCCACCTAGGGCATCATATATAGAATCAGCCATATCAAAAGCACTATCATCTAAAGTTTCTTTAACTTCTTCTTTATTTTCTTCCATGTAATCGTCTGTTTCTTTTCTACGTTGCATATAATCTGTTTTTTCACCATCAGCCATACCCATTTCGGCTTTTGATTCATCATTTGATAACATTCTAAAGTTACCCATACCATCAATGATAGCTACTAAACCACCTTTTTCGGAATTTCTAACTTCGTATCCTTCTTCTTTTGGGCTAATTCTAAAGCTACCACCCCAACCTTCACCAACGCCCAGATTGGACATATTAAGAATTCGTTCTGGTGTTTGAGATGTAGTATCTGTATCTAATTCGAATGTCATATCATCAACATCCATTTCACCTACTGAATAGATCATAAAGTCACCTTCGTCAGCGCTTTCTTTGGTAAATTCTTCTGCTACTGTATCAGCGATGTCTACTACGTCTTGCGGAGACATTGCTTCGTGTAATTTACCTTCTGCAAGGAATTTAGTTAAATCAAAGTTATTCATTATAATGTTTGTTTATTTTAATACCCGGCCCTCGGCTAATTCTTCATCCCTTTCATCTTTTGCCATTTGAGTAAAAATTGAAATATAATCTTTAACTAATGGAAGGTTACCTGCTTTATCTGAATATCCATCTAAATATGCTGAAAATAGAATTTGGGTTGTTTTTTGTACTACATCTTCACCAAATTGATTTGCTAATTCTTCTTTACTTATATTTGGATTTTGGGGTAATAAATCAGAGATAATTTCTATAACTTTAGAGATTAATTCAGGATCTGATATATTTCCTACTGTTTTCATCCTTGCATATCTTTTGATTTGGTCAGGAGAGAGAATCATATCAACTCCTGTGTCTTCTTTTAATAGCTTACCTTCAGCTAAAAATTTTGTTAAATCAAAGTTATTCATTATAGTATTTAATTATGTCTATATGTGATAAATATGTTATTTTTCCTTATTGATGCGTTTTCCAGCTTTAACAGAGTCTTTGTGTGCTTTGGAATTACCGTGAGATGGCTTTTCCCCACGCTTACGTTTTGCGTGAATGTTAGCCCATAAACCTGGTTTGGATTCATCTAAATCCTTAATTACGTTCATAAGGATTTTATTGAAGGTTTTTGTATCTAAACCTTTAGTTTTACCTTCTGGGTTATCGTCTGTTTTTAGGAATTTAGAGTAGCCTTCTTCTTCTTTAAGGACTTTTTGGATCATATCCTTAACTTTTTTAAGTGCTGAATCTCCTGCTTCTTTAGCCTTATCGGCTGTATTGTCTTCTTTATAGTAGATACCTGTGTTGTATTCTTCTAATGCTTTAGATACTAAAGCTTTCCAGTTAGAGTAATCATACTCATCCCAAGGTTGTACTTCTGTTTTATTAAACGATCCCTCTTGACCCATTACTGGTTTGCTATTTAAGTAATGAGTTTGGAGGTGAGTTTCTTTCTCAAAAAATTGATCTACCTCTTCTTGTGAAGGCATGTATACATCGTATTCATTTACTGCTTCGCCTAACATTGAGATTGCTTTGTCAAGTTTATTAAGCATATCACCATACTTGTCTGCAGCAGCACCACCTTCTATTTCGGCTTCTTGCTCCATATCGCGCATGATTTGAGCACGTTTTTTCTTTAAAGCACGTAGTTTAGCTGCATCAAAGAATTTATCGTTACCATCATCGCCAGCATTAGCAGCTCTCATTTTTGCGAGTTTATCTGCTTTCATTTTAGCTGCTCTCATCTTCATAGCAACTGGATCATTTAGGTCGGCTTCTTTTACAGGAGCTTTTCTAAGAGAATCTTTCCAATCCTCGTATTTTGGAGCGAATGGAGTTTTTGCAAGAGCAGCACCAAATTCATTTGATTGATCTCTAATCGGCCAAATTCTCATTGCTACTTCTTCATCTTCAGAAACGTAAAAAGTACCTCCAGGAAGTATAATAATATAAGCATCTTCTTCTCCAATAAAATACCCAGCGTTAGCTTGGTGTAAAACCCCTTTAGCTTTACTTATACCTGTCCCAAAAGAATCTGTGTATACTATTTGAACTGGTTCTGTTAAGATATATTGTTGTCTCATTGCAACACTATCTGTTGAAATTTCCTCTAATGGTTTAGAAAAGAATTCTTGGATTTTGTTTAAGTCTTCCATTATGCTTTTTTATAATCAAGTTTGTACAACCTACCTTGTTCTTTACGAGCAGCATCTCTAATAGCATCTTTTACTTCATCAGCTGATAGTGAAGCATCTAATTTAACTTCCATCTCAAATGGCTCATCTGGACCACCTTCATCCATATCAGCTGTTATACCTTCTACTTTGTATACTACCATCTCATAATCAGAGATTTCTTCATTAATACCTAATTCAGCATGTAATACTTCCATAAATGGATCAAAGTTATGAGCACCATACTCATCTTTAAGTATAGTAGCTACAGCTTTAGCAAAATCAGAATATCCTAAAGATTCATCAACTCCAGCTATCGCTTGATCTATTGCTTTTGCTGCTAGGTCTGCCTTGCTTTCGTTTAGACGTGCTTCAATTAAGTGACGTTCGCGATTCCATTTATAGATATCAAAGTTGCTCATAGGGATATTTTGTTATAAATATGTTTACTTCTTGAAAGACTCGAGGTATTCAATAGTTTTGTCTAGATTGGAAAGTACTTTATCTTTATCAATACTACCTTTCCAACGTTCAACATCACCAGCTTCAGTAACAAAACCCATATTCGATTCATCTAATTTAGATATTACAAAATTAGTGTAATCTTTAACAAAATTATCAATGTCTGTGTTTTGGATTTTTGATTGGTAAGTTTCCCATAAACCCTTAGATTTGAGTTTAGTTTCCATTTTAACTACACAGCTATAACATTGCTTGTGGTTCATATACATCATATCATCAAATTTATGATTCATAATGTTGTTACATTTAGGGCAAAACATAGGTTTGATAGCTGCTTTCGCTTTATCTAACCTTGTAATATTTTGGCGAATACCTTCTTTAATAGTCCACTTACGACCATCTTCTTCCCAAATATCACCTTCTTTACGAGCAACCTCTTTTTTAGAATAACCTACACCCTGCGTAGTACGAGCATCAGTATCACCAGTCATGATGTTTCTGATACGGTCAACGTCTTGTTTTTTGAATTCCTTTTTCAGGACATTATCTCTCATAAACCTAATTTGTCTAATTCTGCATTAACTTGTTCTGCTGATTTGTATAGAATACCTATACCACCAGCATCTCTCCACTGTTGGATATTGCTTTCTCTATCATCAATTAGGATGTTAGATTTATCAGCGTAATTTTTCTTATTGTATGATCTGGATAGGATTAGTTTTGTGTTAGGGGTTTTATCCTTTTTCCACATATGTTTTCCTATCTTAGAGGTATTACTTTTTGAAGGTGAAGATAATAGATAGTGGTCGTGTTGAGCTACTCTATTGTATAACTCTTGACCACCAGGCATCCATTTCATACCACGCCAAAATCCTACTCCTCTTTCTTCAATTTTTTTCCAAAACATTTCAATACCAAATGCTTTCTCAAATTCACGAGGAGGCATATCAAATGCTTCTTCAAATTGTCTATCGAAATCTACAATTACACCATCCATATCGAGATAAATTGTATATAGATCTTCCATTCCTTCTTTCATAACCTCTTTTTTTGTTTCAAATACCGGTAACGATAATGCCTTTCTTCTGCTTCTCCAAAGATTTAGTATGACTTCTTTTTCTTCTTTTGAGATTGGTTGAGTATCAAGATAATCATCGATTACGTCTTTAAATGGACGTTTTGATTTTTTAGCTTTAAAATATAGACCTTGCATCATAGCATCTATTTCTTTCTCTAACTTGAAATAATCTGCTTTTGGTAACAAATCAGCATCAATCATATCTCTGATTTTTTCATCGTCTGCCATTTGTTTACCTGGTCTATTTAGTTCTGGTCTTTTAGGATCGTTTATTACACCTTTAACATTATCTCCATCTTGGGTTAAATGTTCTAATTCATGTCTAACAACATCCTTTAAATCCATTGAGATGGTAGACCATTTTGGTTTTTTAGGAATACCAAAATTTACAATAAGTAAAGGAGTAATTGAATCACCTTTTTTATCAAACCCAGCATTTGCACCTCCATCTACTTTATAAACATCTTCTGTATAATCAGCTACAATACGGAAATCAAATTCAAAATCATTAGACTCAATATCTGGTTCTTCGTCTTCAGGACCTACAGTAAGAATAACATCTAAAATTTTTCTGCCTGATTCGTAGCCATCTTTTATAGTTTCAAAAGCAATANTAGATAATTGGTTTGTAAGTTTATCGTAACGACCCTCGGATAAAATTGATTCTTCTAAACCCTTAGCTAATTCATAAGCGTATGCATTTAGACCAAATGGATCTTTACCTAATTTTTTATTAAAGCCTTCATCTATTGGAGTATTATCATGTCCACATTTGTGACATATAAATAAATCATCCCCACCATCTACTATTTTCCAACCCCAACCACAATTATCGCATTCAATTTTATCGCCTACGATTGCTTCATTTATTATAGGAGATAACATTATAACCTCATCTGAGGTACTCATTTTCCATTCTCCAGGAAGTTTAGATAGGTTTTTGTTGATAAATGCTTGATATAATTTACCACGTTTTGAATCTGAGTTAGCATATTTACCTTCTGTATCGTCTTTAGCGTAGAATTTAACTAAATCTAAAGTAGTAGAATCTATCTCGTTTACTCTGTTTACTAACTGAATGATAATATCTGTAAGGGTGGCTAATATTTTATATTGTTCGCCTTTGTTTATAGTATTATCTCCACCTTCTTCAGTAGTAAAGTCTACACGAAGTGTAATTGAAGGTGGGGGTGGTATTGGGCTTTCAGACCAACCAGTAGGTTTATCAACTGAAGCATCAACTGTAACTCTGTATCTAGTTCTAGATTCAGGAGAGATAATATTGATTACAGGTAGCATGTCATAATACTCTACTGTATCCTCTTCTTGGTTTGATATCTTACGTTCAATTTCTTTAGCTATTTTTTCAATTTGAGCAGGGTTCCATTCTAGCTTTGTAGCTGATGCATCTCCTATTTCATTTAAGCTATCAGTCCAATTTCTAAACGTCATTGTGCCCTTTAGATTTGCTTCGGCTTCAATATCGTTTAGGTAATCGTCTTCCTGAGTATTTGTAGTTGTAATATTATCTAATCTGCCCTCTAAATTTTGGATATGGTGAATCATTTCATGTGCGTAAGATCGCACAATATCTTTGGGATGACGGCCTTCCGTATATAAGACAACGGTCTGTGTGGTAGGATCGTAGTATGCGGTTGTACCAAAGAAATCACGAGCATTCTCAGTATCACCGTCTACAAACTCAAGTGAAGGTAAAGGTTCAATATTATAACCTTTACTAATCATATGTTGAGTTAACTGATCGATCTTACCTCTAATATCTATATCTTTAGAATATGAAGCATTTTCATTTAGTTGTTCCTTAACAACTGATCTTAACATATTATAAATTTCCTCTTTTTGAGCATCTGTTAAAGCATCTGGAAAATAAGAGAATAATTCTTGTTTATTATCCGCTTTGGCTGCATTTCTAGCTCTAGTACCACTTATATTTGAATTCGAAGTGTTTATACGTTTAGGAATGCCACCGTATTTTTCAAAGAATTTACTACGTTCTACTACATCTTTATCATCGTCTTCATTATTAGGACGAGCACCAATAAAAACATAGGGTTTATCTTCTGTATCTTCGATAAAACGCTTTATGTCTTTAAGAGGAGAACCTGATTTGACTATTGTGGATTTTACTGGGATGAATGGTTTATACATTTCCCAAATTTTGATAGCTTCTTCTTGTGAGATATTATTTCTAACCCCACTACCTATAAAAACATAAACTTCATCTACTTCAGGAAATTCTTTTAAACCCTGTAAAACTACTTCAAGGTGACCCCTTGTTGGCGGTTTAAAACCGCCCCCAAACAAAGCTGTTTTACCAGGTACTTTATCCTCATTAAGGATACCATCTACTAGATGTTTAGTTAATTGATTCATGAACGTAGGAAATTCTGTAGTTTGCTTTGAGCCTCGTCTTTAGATACAGTGTAGGTAAGTATACTTTCTAAAAAATCATCATTTAACATAGCTTGAATTTCAGCATTCAATTCAGCTTTTTGTTTATCAGATTTTTCTTGTTGAGCCTGTGTTTTAGGTTTTGTGTTTTTAGGAGCAAAAGGCTCTAAATATGTTTGAAGTATATCTTCAATACCCTCTATTTTATTACCCTCTAATGTATTAGCTACTGCTGTAAAATTACTACCAAATAAATCAGCATAAGGTTTTAGATTATCTGTTACACCTTTCCAAGTACGCAATACAATAGCAGGTGCTAAACTTCTGTCTTCGCCACCTGATTTTTCAAATCTATCTTGATTTTGCTTAAGAGAACGTTCTAAATCAGTATAAACATAAAGCATAAATACACTATATCCTGCTCCCTCTAATTGTTGTTTTAATTCTGCTGTTTTTTTAAATGAAGCAGCTGTACCATCTAAAACAAAGGATTGTTTACCATCTATTACACCTTGTAGCTCACCCTTAAATTCTTTGTTAGCTGCAGCCATTGCTTTAGCTTGCTCACTTCTTTCCTCAGGAGTAGCATTTTTTAAATCTAAAGTAATGTTAGCTTGTTTTAATTTACTAATAAACGAATTATCAAGATTAAGGATTTTTAACCCACCAAGATCTAAACCTTTAAGGATAGTACCTTTACCAGCACCAGGAGCACCAGCTAATATGATAGCTTTAGGTTTCCCTTCTACTTCATTTAATAATTGTATTAACGATATCATAAACGCGCGTTTACAATAAATATACGAAAGATACCTTTAATCTCCAAGTACTCGCTTAGCTGATGTTCTAAATGTTGCGAAGCCTGGTTTGTGGTTTGGGTGTTCTAGATCAAACAATGTTTTAACAGTGTTAAAAATATCAATATTTTCTTCTTGACTGCGAGGTGATTCATACATTTCCCATCCTTTACCTTGAATCTTACCCTTAGCAGCTTTACGTTTGTTGGATTTTAACCATAATACCCCATAACGGTCTGCTTTTTTACCAAAACATTCTTCGTAGCATTTACCATAAACCGCAGTTTGAAGATCATATGTTGTCTGGAGGTGATTAGATGTTTTAAAATCTATAATCCAAAGTTCACCATCGATTTCACAAACCATATCACAGGTACCAGCTACTTTAAGTTCATCAGAGAATAAATGTACTTCAGTCTCAATTAGTTTTGGGTTATATTCTTCCCAAAAATCAACAAAGCGTAAAAACATTTGCCATACTAAAGGGTCATATTGTGGGTAACCCGCAGTACTTAAAAAGTTTAGTTCTTTACCATTAAGGTAGTCTTCACACATTTCGTGTACTTCAGTACCTTCTTTAGCAGCTTTTCTAACAATATGATCAGCTGAATAACCTACCTTTTTTAACCAGTCTTCAAAGTATTTACCCTTTGGGTAAGAACCTAAAACATAGGTAATAGATGGATAATATTCACCATTACGTTGATAATAACGTGAATCTGGTAGTGTAATCTGTTTAGCATCATCAGATACTTCTAAGATGCGATTGTACGATGTTTTTAGCAATTTTTTGCTCATATAAGTTGGAATTTCCGCTCCATCAAATCATATGATGTTAAAGTTGGAGTGGATTGGATTAGTTTTGTAAACTCTTCAAACCCCATTTCATTTGGGTCTTTGTCTTCTAAGTCTACTAAGAACACTTCTTTACCTTCATTTAATAGTAGCTCACAATGTCTAAGAGCATCTTTCATAGCATCTTTATCTAACGCTATAAACACTTTCTTAACTTCAGAAGTTACTATCTTCTTCATTAGGTTTGATTGTATTTGTTTACCTAATAAAGGGATTACATTTCTTTTGATAGATAATGCATCAAAAGGACCTTCACATAATATTAGAGGTGAAGACCAATTTATATATAGTTCGAATGGTATAATGTTTCGGCTAGTAGGTGGGTTTTTATACTTTAATTTTGAATGGGGGTTAAAGTTTCTAGCTGTAAAATAATTTAGATTACCGTAAGCATCATACGAGGGTATGATTATCATGTTAGCGTAGAGGCCGTTTTTACAATAACCTATATTGTACTTTAAAACGTCATATTTTGTCACACCACGTTTTTTCAAATACGCTAGAGCGTGTCTTCCTACTATATCATCTGAGGTGATAGTAGATAAGGACTTGAATTCTTTAGGTAATTGGACATCAGATTTTTCCTTTTTAACTTCTCTATATACTTCTGAACCTACTAATTTTTTAAGTTCTGAGAAATGTTCGGAAATTGCTTTGGCTTGTTTTAAAATAGAGGTTAATCTAGTACCTTTTTTATCACAAACCCAACAATGCCAAGGATTTCCCTTAACACTGTCATCAAAGTTAATTTCTAACTTTGGGTTTTTATGGTGACAGTAAGGACAGGTATATGCTCTGTTACCTCGAGCAGTATGTTTGCCTTTACCTAATACCTTATTTACTAAGTTTACTAGTAGTTCATTTACCATGTATATGAATATACAACCCTATTTTTGCGACTCAAAGTCTTTTGTGAAGAACTTCCCAAGTATATTATCGTTGAAATACTCGTGGGGGTTTTCTAATACACTATAAATAAATAGTGCTTTGGTTTCCTCGTAAGTTAATAACTTCTTTGAAGTGGCCAAAGTTAAAATTTCACGTTTGAAATTCTCTATTGGTTCGTTCTCTAATAAATTAGTTAAAGTTTTATTTGAACCCCAATATGTTTGCCAATCGCTTTCTTTAACTACTTGTTTATATGATGGTTTTCTACCTTTAATACCTTCATATAATGCTAAATCTTTTTTAGTTAATTTAGCTTTACGAGTAAATTTAACGAATTTTTTTCCTATATAGGTTTTACCACTTGGGGTGTGAATAATTCTATATACGAAACCAAATGTTGAAGGAGGGAAATCCTCTAATGAGGTCATTTCCTCGCCTTTGTATAACCAATTCATAATTTATTTTTAATTTACAGGGATGTGGTTGAAATTAATAGCATCTTCAGAAAGAGAGGCTGTAAATGAGTATGATGTTGAATCTCCTATAATACCTGTTACTGATGATTTAGTAGTCATATTAAAAACATCTGTCCCTGTTTGTAAATTAACTGTAGTTTCTGTGTAAGTGGAACATCCTGCCCCCGTTGGTTGTAAAACATCAACTTCCATTAATATAATATCAGTATCAACAGCACTAAAGTTTGTAGTACCGGTTGCAGTTGAATTCGAGTTTTTAGTAATTGTAGCAACAACTGTACCATTCTTTTTAACAGTACCTGTAAATTTACTACAATTAGCACTGATTGGTGTAGCATAAACAGTAATAGTAAATGGAGTTTGAGTGTTCCATGTTTCACCAGCCATCTCAGCAAACCCATAAGGTTGAGAGGTATTCCAAGTTTTTGAAACTAGATCACTTTGATAAGTAGTTGAGTTAACAACTAAGGTTTCCATATTAATTTCTGTAGTAACAGCATTAGAACTATTATAGTCAGCTTTATTAACTAAACCATACTTCATTTGAGCCATTCCTATTTCACTATCAGTATTAGCTGGGGCTATATCATATGTTGCCATTATTTATTAGCTTTAAGTTCTTCAATTTCGGCTTTTAATTCTTTAATAGCCTCTATTAATACACCTGTAATGTTACCATAAGCAACAGCTAAATGACCATTTTCATCTTCGGTAACTACTTCAGGTAATACATCTTGGAGTTCTTGTGCAACTACTCCCATATAACGATATCCATCTGGGTCTTCAACTTTATTGTAAGTAATACCTCTAATAGAATCTACTTTATCTAAAGCATTTGGAATAGTTTCAATATTGGTTTTGCTACGAGCATCCGAATATGCTACAATATTATGAGTACCATATACTGAAACAGACCCAATTGAACCACTTACTCGTAGTAAACCATTTCCTTGAGAATTAAGAGCAGGGGTACCTGAACCTATTACTATTTGATCATTTACAGCACTACTCCAAATTAAGGAATCTTCTAAATTTTTCCCACCTTGGTCATGGCGGGGTAGGTAATATTCTGTACCACTATATTCCTCAACTTGACCATTAACTACTTTTAATAAAGCTGAACCATAATCATGGAATTTGATTTTTCCATTATTTTTAATTGTTAATTGGGTAGATGGAATTTTCGATGATAGTTCTATGGTTTGGAATTCAAGTCTTGTAGGGAAACTAGTTGAACTAAAGGTCCCAGCAGCTACCCACTTAATACCCCCTAAATTGCTAGTATGACGGGTGGTATAACCTTCAATTTCTCCTAAAATATCACCATCTGTGGGGTTAACTTCAGTAGTAGCTATTACTAATCCTGGGGTGGAGTCTGATACAGAAGTAATTGTTACCGTATCATTGGTTTTATCATATGTAAATCCTGAGTCTCCACCAAATGCACCGTTATCATTAAATTGAACTTGAGTGTTAATACCTCCAGGATTTACAGAGCCTCCAGAACCCGCAGGTCCTTGATTTCCTTGGTTACCTTGGTTTCCTTGTGGTCCAAAA